CGCGGCAAATATAGTTAGAAATTCATTATCAACTTTAATCTGGTTATTGACTGGTGGCATTGCAATTTTATTATTTATAAAATTTTAATATGATTACAAACGCAATATTAATTATGTTAGGTTATTTTATGGGCTTAATTGCTACACTTGCGCCGATCTGGACGGTGTGGCCGTCTGGTTTTATTGACGGTATAACTTATTTTTTTACCGGATTAATGAAGTTTAATTTTATATTTCCGATAGACACAGTAATGCATGGTTTAAACTTTTTGGCCGGCTTTGCAGCATTATTTTTTAGCGCAAAATTATTAATAATGCTAATAAATTGGTTGCGCGGCGCAGGTGAAATAAAGATTTAAATGCGTAAATTTTTTAAAAAAATAGACTGGATAAATATTATTGAATTGGGCATTGCCTTTACAATTGGTTTTACTATTTCAAAATTAATTATAGTAGGATTATTATTTTTGGATAAATTATAATATTATGTGGATTGTAATTGACGGCCTCGCCGGTTCGGGAAAATCATGGCTGACGGCGAGATTAATACGCGCAGAATGGAAACGCGGCGCAAAAGTTTATACAAATTTCGGATTAAAATTTTCTACGGATAATGATGATGTGCAGCGGTGGCATTCATTAGATGAGATATACAATGTTTCACGCGGGATCGTGGCAATTGATGACGCGCAAAAGTTAGTAGGACATTGGTTATCTATGCCGGCCAGTTTTCGCGATAAAGTGGCCGAACACCGCCGGCACTTACTTGATTTTATTACGAATACGCAAGATTTTACAAATATACACCGGCAGATTAGGATTAATGTTCATGAATTATATCGGTGTGAAACAATATACAGATTTCCGCATTCCGATCGCGTTTTTCCGGTTTTACAAATAATTAGAGTAACGCGAAAGACCAGGCAAATAAGCGATAACGACCAGGCGATTAAATTTAAAAAAATTGGTTATTCCAGAATACATTTTATATCAAGATTTTGGACGCGTGATTATCATAATACTTATGCGGACACAATCAATTCAAGATTTATATGCAAATTGACTTACGAAAAAAAGACAGCAAAAAAGCGCGGCCAGTGGATAGGAAAGATTTACAGCCGAGACCTGGTCAATCGGGGGAAAGCGCGAATATAGAGCGCGTTCCCGATGACAGTAAAATTCCGGTCGAAATTCGCGACATTTTATTGATAAAGCCGCAAGATTTTTATGCATTGAAACAGTCATTTGAGGAGTGGGCTATGAAGTGGGAAAATTATTAAAGGCGATAAATTTATATATGAGCCAGTGCAAAATGGAGAACTCTCTGTTTTGTTACTGGTAACAATAATTTTAAAACCGAAAAATCTATAAATGGGGTTTTATACCAACTGGATAAATTTTATCTGGTTGGTTTTTTTATTTAATATTAGAGATTTTCCTATTTATTAACAGGATATTAACAGGTAAAAAAACAGAAAAAAAGAGAAAAAGGCGAACAAACAACGAAACACTATATATAGTAGTTAAAAAAGTTTTTGACTACTATATATAGTGTTAGTGCTATTTTTTGATATATGCTATATTATTGGTGTGGAACATGTTGGCCGAGCGCGAGCGGCGCGCCAGCAGAAGCAGCCGCGAACGCACCAAAGCGTTCGGGCGGCTGATTATGCCGGCGAGCTATGCGCGGCATTAAATATTTTTAAAAATTTTATTGTATTTTATGATCAAATTAATAATGGCGATTGGTTTTATTTTATTGATTGCCTCAACTTTGCCAGTAATAGGTGAAGGTATTTTTAATTATTATGAGAACAAAAGATTATTTGACAAAACGCAAAAAAAATGATATGCTAAAAACGCCGGCAGCGGCCGCAGAAAAGACCGGCGTTTCAAAAAAAAAATTATTCGTGATCTATACGATGTTAGGACTATGTTTGTTTTTTAGTCCTTTTTTTATTAATATTGCAAAAGCTGACTGCTCAATTGTGGCGAGCGAGGATATGGCCTGGAACGATTATACAGTTTACGGCGGCGAGTATAATAATCGTGGCCAAACTATAACAATTGATAACTTTACAAAGATAAATTCAATATCATTTTTATTGCGCAATTGGCCAGGCAATAGCGGCGATTTTGTTTATGAGGTTTATGATTACTCCGGCGACATTAAAGGCGATTTGCTTGGCACAAGCCAGATATTACATTTGCAAGATGTGCCGGAGCGGACATTTACTTGGATCAATGGTATTTTCGGTGATATTGATGTTACAGGTAAAACAAAATTATTATTTTTGATAAATTCTCCAGATTACACATTAGACGGCATTGCCGGTGTTGACACTGGAGATTATGCCGGCGGAGATGCATGGTTTGGTTCACCTTCGCCGCCTTACGATAATAATTTTAGGCTTTATTCGTGCGTAGTTAATCCAGGACTGCAACCTGGTTTATATTGCGCCAGTTCAACCTTTGCAAATTTACAGAATAATATCGGCCAGGTTACCGGCTGCATAGAACATTATACAACCTCAACCGCGCCGGATTTTGTAGAATATAGTTTTTATAATATACCGTTTAATCTGTTTTTATATTTAGCAATAATATTTGTTATTTGTTTAATAGTGATTTCGTTATTTTTAAAACACTATGGACAATATAGTAATAAAAAAATTAATCGGTGGTAGATTATGCCAAACCGGAGCAAAAAATCGCGCAGACGGCGAAACAGAGCCAGGAAAAAAAGCGAAATGCCGTTAAAACGACAAAGACTAATATATTTTTAAATTTTTATATGGAGTTAGACCAGGCCATTTTTGCATTATTTATAATCCCGATGTGGGTTTTCTTTTTGATGATTGCGGCTGAATTGATATTTTTTTAAACTTGACACGCGAGCTGACAAAAATGTTATAATATTTTTTTAAAATAAAGGTTGTGCCGGCAAGCATAACAAATAAAAATAACAAAAAAAAATGACTAAAATCAAAAAGTTATTTGCTGCTGTGTTTTCTCTCGGTGCTTTAGCTATTAGCGCGAGCGCGTTGGCCGCGACCGACGCGTCCAGCACCTTGACGACAATCATGGATAGCATTATCACAACCAGTGTTAGCTTTGCTACATTGGTTATAACTAATTATTGGCCGTATGTTATCGTATTCGGTATATTATCGGCCATGATCGGGCTATTCATGCGCTTTGCGCATTTGGGTAGTGGTAGAAAATAAAAGAAGGGGTAGATGACACTCAGCCGGTTGGCGAGAACTGCCGCCAATCGGCTGTCTATCCCTCTAAAAAATTTATGAATTATTTAGACAATTCAACCGCATTATTGATTGCAAATATCTGGACTTTTTTTGTTATTTTTTTAATGGTAATTTCGGCTTGCCATTTTTTAAAAAGATTTTTTAAAAAATTAACTAAAACATAAATGCTTAATTATGCAAATTATAACCGATCTTTTTTTATTATTATTTTTTGCGTGTGCGGTTTATGCTATTTTCAATCATCGGCTTTAGCAGATAACTTTGTTAGCGAATTAGAGAAAACATGTGCGCAAACTTGCGCCGATAATAATCAAGTATGTAAAAGTATTTCGACCGCTGATGATAACACAGTCAATAACAATTATTGCACTTTAGGCGATAGTTCGGACACTTGCGGCGAGGCTCAAGGCGATTGCAACACAATGATAAACGACGAGGGCTTTAATGGCTGCACTTATTCGGCCGCTCCTGGTGCGGAACGCTGCTCAAAATATCCGGAACGGCAAGCGAAATGGACTTATTGCAATTGTGAAAAAAATTCGGATTTTTCAATATTAGAAGTGCAGCCAATTGACGGCCAGGTTGATTATATGACGGCGACCGATAGCGCGCCATATATAAATTCTTATCAGCCATTTGAAAATTATATATTCCACGATGATAATAATCATTTGGCCGGTTCGTGGACTAAAATTGACGCGGTTTTATTTAAAGCAATGACTGCTTTGGCCGGCGATACGCATGTAGGTGTTTTTCTAAAAATGGCTTTAGGCAATGATAATTATTCGGCAAATTGCGATGGTAATTTCGGCACAGATTGGGCTTGGTTGCCGGTTAATGAGGTTACAGTGCCAGCTGACGGAGTTTATCATGATGAGGCGGCATTTATAGACCCGAACGCCGATCAGTGCGCCTATTACAATGAAACTTATTTTTGCACTATTTGCGGCATTGGTTTTTATACTTATCCGGCGGAGGGTGTAACCTGGGTTAGTCTTGGTGCGGCTGATTATCCAAAATTTCAACTTGATACAGCCGGCGAGCGTGTTAGTGATTATTCGTTATGGTTTTTATTGGCCGGCACTAAAAATGCCGCGCCAGTTAGCGCATGCAATTGCGCAAGTTCCAGTAATATAGTTTTTCAAGGTATTTGCGAGGGATTTTGTTATTTATTTTATCCAACTGATTACGGCCTGACAACTTTTCAAACTAATTATACAAATTTAAAAGCGGCTTTTCCGTTTAATACTTATTATCAACTTACTGACGCAATCAGCGCGGCTTCAACGATAACCGATGACACTTCAAACACAATTGGTATTCCTATGGTGCGCAAAGTGGCCGGACATGCTCAATATTTCATGCAGCCGGTTATTTCCAGTTCGTCTTTACCAAACGCAATCGGCGGCAGCGCGGCAAATATAGTTAGAAATTCATTATCAACTTTAATCTGGTTATTGACTGGTGGCATTGCAATTTTATTATTTATAAAATTTTAATATGATTACAAACGCAATATTAATTATGTTAGGTTATTT